ATGTATGATAGTCGTTGTACGTACAACCTGATGTAATTACACTTTCTTATGGCTAAAGGATTTACAGTAAAAGCAAAAGCCCCAGTTGTAACAAAAGAGCAAGAATGGGATTATGATAAGGCAAAAGAGATGGTTCGTGGTAAATCCATTGTCTTTTGCCTACCTGGAAGAGGAGTCTCTTACACCTATTTGAAGAACTTTGTTCAACTTTGTTTTGATCTTGTACAAGCAGGTGCAAGTATTCAAATCTCACAAGATTATAGTTCGATGGTGAACTTCGCACGTTGCAAGTGTCTTGGTGCGAATGTTCTTCGTGGTCCAGATCAGATTCCCTGGGATGGTAAACTCAACTACGATTGGCAACTATGGATTGATAGTGATATTGTTTTCAATAGCAATAACTTCTGGCAGTTGGTTCTAATGGAACAAGATATTGCTGCTGGTTGGTATTGCACTGAAGATGGACACACCACTTCTGTCGCTCACTGGTTAGAAGAAGATGACTTCCGTAATAATGGTGGAGTCATGAATCACGAAACTTTGGAGAGCATCCAGAAACGTCGTAAACCATTTACAGTCGATTACACTGGATTTGGTTGGCTTCTGATCAAGCATGGTGTCTTTGAGCATTCGGAGATGAAGTATCCCTGGTTTGCTCCGAAGATGCAAGTATTTGAATCAGGAGAAGTTCAAGACATGTGTGGAGAGGATGTGAGTTTCTGTTTAGATGCGAAAGAAGCAGGTTTTGAAATCTGGTGTGATCCTCGCGTTAGAGTCGGACACGAAAAGACAAGAATCATCTGATGGAAAACAAAAGCTCACGATTCAACATACTGAAAGATGGTGAAAAAATCTTCTCAGATATTTCTGAAGAGGAGTTTTTCGACGCTATGGAGGACCTGGCTCAACAATTTTATGAGACGGGTTCTCCAGAACCACATAAAATCACACACGAAATTTTGGAGAATTAATTATGGCTGTTAAAGCAAAGGGTGGACTGAATAAGAACAGCTCTTATATTCCTGGTCCTCCTAAGAAGTCTCGTCAAGGAGACGGTGGGGGAACTAAGTATGCCGCGTCTTCTCGCAATGGAGCGCGTAAGAAGTATAGGGGACAAGGTAAAGGGTGATATGTACTTAGAAGGTGATGATGAATGGAACCAAATACATTCTGAAGACCTTTGGATTTACAATAAACTGATCTTAAGTCGGGTTTTGGGTTATACATGTGGTCCTGTTGGAACCACTGTTCCCAGACCCGACTTTTATATTGTCCGTCCAAGTATGAATTTGCTTGGAATGGGGCGTTTTGCTCGTAAGGAATACATTGTGAAGCATACCGAAGAGTTTCACCCATCAGAATTTTGGTGTGAAGTCTTTGAGGGCGACCATGTAAGTGTTGATTTTCAGAATAGAGCGCAAAAATTGACTGTATTGGGTAGTCGTGATGATAAGAATGAGTTATATAAATGGAGTAAATGGGAAAAAATAGATAAAAAAGTCGAATTTCCTGAGATTTTATTCAATTTAAAGGGTAACTATGAATGGATTAACTGCGAATTTATTGGAAATCACCTTATAGAGGTTCATTTTCGCAGAAATCCTGATTTTAGATATAATAATTCAGTCGCAATACCAGTTTGGGGCGAAAAAATAGAAAAATTTGATGATTCTTACACTTTTATTAAGGATAAAGACTTCTTGAGAAAAGGATTTTGGGTAAAATAAATAATTTTATGCCTAGTAAGGGATAGAAACCCCTTAAAAAGTTCTAATTTTCCTTCATTTAGAACAAAAAATGGCAAATTCACCAAATCCAGATAGAAATGTTGACTATATGATGCAAATGTGGGGTACGAATCACCTTGTAACCGACTATGGAGTCGAAAATTCACAAAAAAAGGTGATTCAGGAGATTATGCATGATGATATTCCTTCAAAGAAGCATCATTTAAAAGAACAGTCTGATCTTCATAAAAAAATTAGAAATGATGAAGATTATGATGACTGGGAATATGGAACAGAACCCAGTTATGGTACTAGTGGGCTATAAATAAACAGAAGATATAAAAAAAATCAGTGGTTCAAAGAATATCTCGCCAATTTAAAGACATTAGTTTGTCTTTTGATATGCATCCAGTGACGCGGGATATTCTTGTGCTTAAAGATGCTGATGCTATTAAAAGATCAATTCGTAATATTGTACAAACACTACCTGGCGAAAGATTTTTTAATAGTGCGATTGGTTCAAACTTAGCAACTACTTTATTTGACTTTGTTGACTTTGGATCTGCATCAACAGTCCAAACTCAAGTATATAATGCTATCGTTGCTTATGAACCTCGTGTAGAAAATATTAAAGTTGAAGTTAATCCACGATATGATGAAAATGCATTTGATGTAACTGTTTATTTTGACATTATCGGTCAGGATTTCCCTCAACAACAATTTACATACATTCTAGAGGCAACAAGAAGATAAAATGCCTTTTACAAAATTTACAAACCTAGACTTTGATCAAATTAAAACGTCTATCAAAGACTATCTCCGTGCTAACTCAACATTCACGGATTTTGACTTTGAGGGATCAAATTTTTCTGTCCTAATTGATACTTTAGCGTATAACACATATATTACTGCTTTCAATTCAAACATGATCGTAAATGAGTCTTTCTTAGACTCTGCGACTCTTCGTGAGAATGTTGTAGCACTTGCTCGTAATGTTGGATATGTTCCATCTTCAAAAAGATGTTCTAGAGCAACAGTATCATTCAACGTTCAGACAAGTACAACTTCATCACAGATTACACTTAAAGCTGGTCTAGTTTGTGTCGGTGGAAATGGTCAAAACACTTCATATGTGTTCTCAGTACCAGAAGACACTACCGTTAGCGTAGTAAATGGCGTAGCCTCCTTCAGTAATCTAACAATATATCAAGGAATATTCTTAAATAAGACTTTTACTGTAGATACATCACTAAATCAAAGATTTTTACTCGATAACTCTGGTGTAGATACAAGCACTATTCGAGTAAAAGTTGGAAGTAGAACCTATAGTATAGTCGATAATCTATTTTTGGTAAATAAAAATTCTGAAATTTTCTTAATACAAGAAATATCTGACGAAAAATATGAATTACTATTTGGTGATGGGGTATTTGGGAAAAAGTTGGATAATGGAGTAACAGTAAGATCTAGTTTTATTGTAACTGATGGTGAAGATGGAAACGGTCAGAGGGTATTTACGTTCTCAGGAACCCTTGTTGATTCAAATGGAGTTACTATTGATCCAACAGGAACAGTCACCGTAACGACTGTCTCAGAGTCCTCAGGTGGCGCTTCTATAGAGTCTATAGACTCTGTTAAGTATTTTGCCCCAAGACTGTATTCATCGCAGTATAGAGCGGTAACTGCGAGAGACTATGAATCAATAATTCAAAAAGTTTATCCAAATACAGAATCAGTTTCTATAATTGGCGGAGAGGAATTAGATCCACCACAGTTTGGAACGGTTCTAATTAGTATTAAACCAAGAAATGGTACATCAATATCCGACTTTGCAAAAACTAGTATTTTAAATGATTTAAAAAATTATTCTGTAGCAGGAATTAATCAAAAAATAATTGATCTCAAACTTCTATATGTTGAGATTGATAGTACAATTTATTATAATTCCTCCGGAGTATATGATATAGAAAATCTTAAAACAAAAGTTCTGAACACATTATCACAGTATTCACAATCTGTTGATTTTAATAAGTTTGGTGGAAGATTCAAGTATAGTAAAGTTGTTCAGGTTATTGATAATGTTGATACTTCTATCACATCCAACATTACTAAAGTTAGAATAAGAAGAAACTTAAATGCAGTTTTAAATAAATTTGCACAATATGAAATTTGTTTTGGTAATCAATTCCATAAAAAACCGGATGGTTACAATATAAAGAGTACTGGATTTAAAATTGCAGGTGAAGTAGATACGGTATATTTCTCAGATGTACCTGTAGATGGTAGTGATATTGGTATTTTATCCATCGTTAAACCTACGTCAGTTCCTGGTCAGTTCCAAATAGTTAAAAAATCAATTGGATCTGTTGATTATTTGAAAGGTGAAGTCATTGTTAATACAATTAATATAACATCAACATCACTTCCTGATGGTGTTATTGAGATACAAGCATTCCCAGAGTCAAATGATGTTATTGGTCTCAAGGATTTGTATTTGATTTTTGATACCTCAAAAAGCACCATAAATATGAAGAAAGACATCATATCTTCTGGAGAACAAATTTCAGGTATTAATTTTGACTCCACATCAAGTTATTCAAACGGAACGTTAACGAGGTAATATGGTCACAACTGGTTTTGATTCTAGGGTTAAGATACAGCAAATAATTGAAAATCAGTTACCAGAGTTTATTATATCAGAGACACCTAAGGTAGTAGAATTCCTCAAGCAATATTATATTTCTCAGGAATTTCAAGGTGGTCCGATTGATATTGCTGAGAATTTAGATCAATATAAAAAAATAAACAATCTTAACTCGGATGTAATTTCTGGAGTTTCTACTTTAACTGCACAAGTAGGAACAACAGATACTGAAATCTATGTCGATAATACCAAAGGATTTCCTCCTCAGTATGGTTTAGTAAAACTTGATAACGAGATAGTCACATATACTGGAATAACTACTAACTCTTTTACTGGATGTGTAAGAGGT